AAGATGAGTATCGTTCCAAAGAACTTGATGCTCTCATGGTTAAACTTTCAGACACTTCAACAAAACTCAATGCTCTTTCAGAAAATATTGGTAGACTGTTGGCTGCACAAGATGTAAATAAGATGACAGATAAGGAGTTTCGAGAAGAGATGAAAATCCTTCACACTCGTATTGGTGATCTTCAAGACAAAATGAATATGATGATTGATAAAACTGAAACAAGAATGAATACCGATATTAATTTAATCTACAATAAATTAGAATCTCTAGAACGATGGAGATGGATTACCATCGGAGCAGCAACCTTTGTTGCATGGTTACTCACTCATGTAGTACCAAAATATGTGAATTAGAGATTGACTTTTTGTTATGAATGTGATATACTTACAGTATCACAATAAAACCACATCTAAAATTTATTATGCCGTCTTACATTGATACTAAGTATGTAAATCTTATATCTCTAAGACTTCCTATGTTCAAGAGGAAGAATGATGGACTTTATAATTTCCGTTGTCCATTCTGTGGAGATTCCCGAAAAAGTAAAACAAAAGCCAGAGGTTACTTTTATCAAAAACGAACTGATTTATTCTTTCGTTGTCATAATTGTGGCCAGAGTAATACCTTTTCCAATTTCTTGAAACAATTCGATGGTGAATTGTATAAAGAATATGCATTGGAACGATATAAGGAAGGGGTAACTGGAATAGGCTCAAATACTCCAAATCCAGTTTTCAAACATGAGAAACCAAAATTTCATACCAAGATAGATTTACCAAAAATATCTGATTTGGAAGATAATCATTTTGCAAAAAAATATCTGGTCAATCGTGCAATCCCAACTCAATTTTTAAGTTACCTATATTATACAGAGGATTTTAAAAAGTTTGTCAAGGAGATGACAAAAAGAGATTATGACCTTAATGAAAATGAGCAAAGAATAATAATTCCCTTTTATGATGAGAATAAAATTCTTGTGACATTTCAAGGAAGAGCATTTACAAATACTCTGCTTCGTTATATAACTATAAAGATAAATGAAGACTCTTCTAAGATTTTTGGTCTTGATAGACTAAATTTAGAGGAACAGTTTTATGTAGTCGAAGGCCCGTTTGATTCTTTCTTTTTACCGAATTGCATCGCAATGGCAGGATCAGATATTAAGTTCAAATCTTATAAAGAGATTGGAGATGCTATGGATGAGGGGAGAGGAACGATGATATTTGACAATGAACCTAGAAATAAGGAGATAATAACCAGAATGGAAAAGGTGATAGATAGAGGATGGAACATTTGTATCTGGCCCGATTCAATAAAAAAGAAAGATCTTAATGATATGTTTCTATCTGGAATTTTCAATTTATCTGAAATAATAAATAAAAACACTTACAGAAGTCTATTAGCAAAAACACACCTTACTCAATGGAGAAAGAAATGAACTCACACGATCCCATCACCTTGCCTACACAATATCAACAATTTATTCATTTATCACGTTATGCTCGGTGGGATTACGATAAAAAACGAAGAGAAACTTGGGGAGAAACAGTCAATCGTTATTTTGATTTTTTCCAAGAACATCTCAAAGAGATGTGCGATTACAATCTAGAAAATGGAGAACTAGAAAAACTTAAAGACGAAGTGATGAATCTCAATGTAATGCCTTCTATGAGGTGTCTAATGACAGCAGGAGATGCATTACGAAAAGAGAATGTTGCAGGATACAATTGCTCATATGTAAAAATTGATTCTCCAAGATCCTTTGACGAAATCTTATATGTTCTCATGAATGGAACTGGTGTAGGATTTAGTGTGGAATCAAATCACGTTTCACAACTACCATCAATCGCAGAAGAATTTCATCCAACTGACACAACAATAGTTGTTGCAGATTCCAAACTTGGATGGGCAAAAGCATTTAAAGAATTACTCAGTTTATTGTGGACAGGACAAATACCAAAATGGGATTTGTCTAAAGTTCGTGAAGCAGGGAAACCTCTCAAGACATTTGGTGGTCGTGCATCAGGCCCAGAACCATTGGATGATCTGTTTAAATTTTCAGTAGCACTTTTCAAAGAGGCTGCAGGACGAAAATTGAAACCTGTGGAAGCACATGATATTGTTTGTAAAATTGCAGAAATTGTTGTAGTGGGTGGTGTTCGTAGATCTGCTTTGATAAGTCTTAGTGATCTCAATGATAGAGAAATGAGATTTGCAAAATCGGGTGAATGGTGGAAAGTTAATGTACAAAGAGCACTTGCAAACAACTCAGTTAATTACAAAGAAAAACCAGATAGTGGAACTTTTATGAGAGAGTGGTTGTCTCTTTATGATTCCAAATCTGGTGAACGTGGAATATATAATGGTGAGTCTGCAATGAAGCAGGTTTCATCTTTAAATGAAAGGGAAAAGGATGGCGAAGGGGGATTCGTTTTCAGAAGAGAACCTAAGTCTGATTTTGGCACAAACCCTTGCTCTGAAATCATACTTAGAAGTAGAGAATTCTGCAACTTGTCGGAAGTCGTTGTCAGAGGATGGGACACTCCCGAATCTCTTACTAAGAAAGTTAGGGTTGCAACAATCCTTGGCACTTTTCAATCAACCCTCACAAACTTCAAATACCTCACCAAAGAGTGGGAAAGAAATTGTGCTGAAGAAAGACTCTTGGGAGTCTCTTTAACTGGAATCTTAGACAATAAATTTACAAATGGAAGAAAAAAAGGATTGGAACAATTATTGGATGAACTCAGATCCGTGGCCGTGGAAACCAATAGAGAGTGGTCTGAACGATTGGGTATCTCTCGTAGTGCGGCTATTACTTGCGTTAAGCCTAGCGGGACTGTTTCTCAGCTTGTTGATTCTGCAAGTGGAATTCATGCTCGTCATAATCCCTACTATATTCGGACTGTGAGAGCAGACAATAAAGATCCACTTTGCAATATGATGAAAGATGCAGGATTTCCAAATGAGCCAGATGTAACTAAACCAGAACATACAACTGTATTCTCATTTCCAATGGAAAGTCCTAAAGGTGCAATTTGCAGACAAGATATGACTGCAATCGAACAATTAGAATTATGGAAAACTTATCAAGAACATTGGTGTGAACATAAACCATCTGTAACTATTTCTGTAAAAGAAAATGAATGGATGGGAGTTGGTTCATGGGTATGGGATAACTTTGATGCAATTAGTGGTATTTCATTTCTACCTTTTAGTGATCATACATACAGACAAGCACCTTATCAAGATTGTACGCAAGAAGAGTACAATAACTTATTGAAAGACATTCCACAAGATGTGGATTGGTCGTTATTATCTAAATACGAACAACAAGATTATACCGCCGGTTCGCAGGAACTTGCTTGTTCAGCAGATGGTGGTTGTGAAATTGTAGACCTTTAATTGGAGAGAAATGGAAGTCGAAACAGATATTGAATGTAGTAACTGTAACGCAAACTATTCTATGACATATGATCCAGATGATATTACATCAGATGAACACGCATTTCATTGTGCGTTTTGTGGAATTTTAATGGAGCCATACTATGATGACTATGAAGAAAGTTAGATGGCATATTCTGGTATGACATGGGTTGCAGGAATAGATTATTCTTTAACTTCCCCTGCAATATGTGTGGCGGAAGTACTTGATAACAATATAAAATTTGAAGATTGTAGATTTCATTATATTAGACAAACTAAATCACAAGATACATTCAAGGTATTTAACGCATATGAATATCCTAAATACTCAAGTGAGATAGAAAGATACATTGCACTTGCAGATTGGACAATTGAAGTAATTCGATGGTACAATGGGAGAGTTAAGTGTGTATATTTGGAAGATTATGCATTTGCTGCAACAGGAAGAGTTTTTAATATCGCAGAAAATATGGGAGTCCTTAAATGCCGACTTCTAAAGGAGAAATTTAAATATGTTACAATCCCACCTACAGTAGTTAAGAAGCATGCTACAGGGAAAGGTAATGCGAACAAAGAATTGATGTACGATACTTTTTTGGCTGAAACCAAAGTTGGTTTAAAGGAAGAATTAACTCCTAGATCAACTTCAATTACTAACCCTGTTTCTGATATTGTAGATGCATATTACATATGCAGGACAGGTTTCTACTCATAGGAGATTCGATGCAAACCCCCAACTTGCATAGTACATATTCGGTTGAAACAAAAGATAACAAAGTAGTAAAATTCAATTTAAATGATGCATTAAATGTTGCAACTGATATGCAACAAAATGGAAAAGATGTAGAAGTGTTTGAGGATGGATTGCTTAAGCACAAATTGAGTGCAATGCATCAATATAGTTTATTTTAGGAAATAATGGCAAGAAATTCAGTAATCGCAGATTTACCAACAGGTGCTGCTGGGGCATTAACTAATCGCAATCATCTCATT